AATCGGTAACCGGTTTTATCGTCATGGTGCAAAACATCAGCACCGAGCACGGATTGTCAACCTTCGAGGCAATCATTACCGCCTTGGAAATCCGCATCGGCGAGGTGTTTGGCCCGACTGCCGAGGCCATTTTCCACACTTTTGTCGACGCCATCAAGGCAATCAGCACTGCCATTCAGGAGGTGCAGGCTTTTTTTGATTCAGGTTCAGCGGCTTCGGAAATCCTCAAGGCAGTCATTGTTGGGGCGACAGCGGCATTTGTCGCGTATCAGGTTGCAGTCACCTTGGCTGCAACGTACACCGCAATAATGGAAGGCGCCACGATTGCGATGACCGCCGCACAGACGGCGCTCAATTTCGTGCTGACGATGAATCCGATTGGCATCGTCGTTTTGGCGTTGGTGGCGTTGGCAGCCGCACTGGTGTACGCCTACGAAACAAACGAGACATTTCGCAACGCGGTGAACGGCGCGTGGGACATGTTGAAGACCGCGGTCACCTCTGCCGTTGAGTGGATCACAACGAGTTTCAACACCGTCATGGAGTTTGTGAAAGGCTTGCCTGCCTCGTTCATGGTAGCAGCCACCAGTGTGGGCACTGCAATCATTGACGGCATCAAAAACGGTGTGTCCAACGCAATGAGCGGATTGCGCGACATGGTGCGCAACGCCGCAAACGATGCTTTGAACGCTGCCAAGGCTGCACTTGGCGTGCATTCGCCGTCGACGGAGTTCGAGATTGTCGGACGCGCCATCGGTGATGGCATGACGCTTGGTGTTGACCGATCACGACCGGCAGTCAGCAACGCAGTTGCCAATCTTGTGGACGTGCCTCGAATAGCAACACCCGGCAATGGCGGACCCATTGCCGCATCGAGTGGAATGCCTGGAGCGGGTGCAGCCGCATCCGATGACGGGCGACCAGTCATCATCCAACTGGACGGACAAATCATCGCCCGCACGACGTGGTCGTACCTCAAGCGCCAGAACCTCGTCGGTTCGAACCTAGGATTTGTGTAATGGCATTGACAACAACCGGCGCACCGTTCAGTCTGAACGTACCAGGCTTGTCCAGTGATCTTGCGGATTTGTTCGGCTCGTACCTTGTTCCGAACATGTCCGCAATTAACACCTACGCGGCGCACAAATCAACCGCGCAGACATTTACGGCGTTGCAGACGTTTTCGAGCGGCCTCAATGTGACCTCTGGCAACGTCGGCATTGGGACCACGAGTCCGCTTTCAACCCTGCACGTTGTCAAGGATGCCGGAGCCACTCTACGGGTCACCACCCAGACTGGTGCTGGTGGGGGCAACAGTTCCATCCTGATGGGAAATCAGGATTCAGGTGGAGCAAACAAGCCATTCATATTGAGATCAATAAATGCGGGATTGTATCTAGGAACTGGAGATAGTTGGTCATCAGAAACCGGGGGCACATTAACAACCCGAATGATCATTGACTCCGCTGGCGCTGTCGGCATTGGGACCACGAGTCCGGGGTACCAACTGACGCTAAGCACCGACTCGGCAGCCAAGCCAACCTCCAACACGTGGACGATCAGTTCCGACGCACGAGTCAAGGAAATTGTCGGCCCGTACACGCGTGGTGTTGCGGACATCGTGGCATTGCAGCCGAAGCGATACCGGCTCAACGGTGCATTCGGATCGGTTGATGATGGCCGGGTTCACGTCTCCGTGATTGCACAGGAGGCGCAGGCAACATGGCCCGAGATGATCGGAACCTACGATCACACGGACAAGGATGCGGATGATGTTGAGACGGTGACGGAACTCCTGAACCTCAATACGAATGAGTTGCAGTGGGCCTTGGTGAATGCCATCAAGGAACTGGCGCAGCGGGTGGAGGCACTGGAGCGATGAGCGAAACCGTTGCGATTCCGGCTGCATTGATTGATGCGTTAGTACAGATTGCGCTGCGCACCGAGACGGGCGCAGCGCTTGTACATGGGTATCGGCTTGCGGTGCCTGCGGTTGCACCGGAACGTGGTCAGGTCGCAATCGTTGTGAGCGCCGAGGCAACCATGAAGGTCGTTTCACTTGGGGCGATGGGGTAGCCGGTCGTGGTTAAAGCAACGTACACCGTGGAACTGGCGACCGCAAACGGGGCAAATCCTGTGACTTGGTCGGACATCACGGCATACGTGCAATCAATCGCCATTACGCGCGGACGCGATGATGTGCTCTCGCAGGTGCAGACCGGCACCGCGCGGGTAACGCTGATCAACGAGGACGGGCGGTTCTCGCCGGGATACACCTCGTCACCTTTGTACGGGCACGTGGCGACAATGCGCGCGGTTCGGGTCACCGCGGCTCGTTACACCTTTGCGGAATTGGCTGCGCTGACATTCGCGCAACTGGCGATGCTTTCTTTTGAGGATCTTGCAACTCATTCCCTCTACTACGGGTACATCCAATCCATCACGCCGGTGCCGACGCCGAACGTTCGCACCTGCACGCTCGACCTCGCCGACGGGTTCGCGTGGCTGGACCTTGCGGTAACGACGCCGACGTACACGCTCGTGCCGACCGGCACCAGCATCGGCGTGGCGCTGGACAGCGCATCGTGGCCTGCCGGGCTGCGCGACCTCGCAACGGGTCAATCGACGATAACGCCGTCGTACACCGATCAATCGGTGCTGTCGCAGATCCAAGGCATCGGCATCGACAACGAGGCGGGGTTGGTTTACATGTCCGGCGCGGGCAACGTCGTCTTCCAGGATCGGCACACGCGCCTGAAAACGCCGTACACGGTCAGCCAGGGGACGTTCACGGACACCGACGCGCTGGTGGACGTGTCAGCCGAGCGGCCCGTGCGTGACATCGCCAACGAAGTGAAGGTCACGCACGCGACCGGCAGCGTCACCGCAACGGACGCCACATCGCAGGCCGCAAAAGGTCCGCGCCGGTTGGCAATCAACGCCGGGTTCCTGGACGCATCGACGGCCGCGGACCGCGCATCGTGGACGCTCTCAACCAAAAAGGATGAACAGGACCGGCCCGTCATCGGCATCGTCGGCAATGCGTCGGCGACGCTGATGACGCAGGTGCTGGCGCGTGACCTGTCCGACCGCGTCACCATCACGGATGCCGGGGCAAAGACTGGCATCAACGCAGCATTCCACATCGAGCGCATCGAACATTCGATATCGAACGGTGGCACACTCCATACCGTCCGGTGGCAATTGTCACCGGCTGACGGTGCCGGGTTCTGGGCGCTTGACGTCTCGGCGCTCGACACATCCACGCGGCTTGCGTATTAGGGGATAATGGATCATGGCATGGGCAACACCGACGACGCGGTCCACTGGCTACGTCGTCACCGCAAGCAACTGGAACGAGATCGTCAACGACCTACGGTACCTCAAAGGTCTTGACGGTGCGGTCGCAATCGAGAATGCGATCACGCTGACGCAGATCGCGTCACCAGGCGCATCGGCAGCGGGCACCGTGACACTGTACGCAAAAACCGACGGAAGCGTGGTCAAAGTCGATTCCACGGGATCGGAGTCTGCGCTCGGTGGTGGGTACAGCCGACTATTCATGCTGATGGGAGGCTGACATGGCCGAATTACCAAAGCGCCTGGGCACGACCACGGCGACAAGCGCAACCAACGTGTGTGACAACGGCGCGACGGCGTCAACCTATACCGTCGTGTCGTCGATCGTGATCGCGAACACGTCGAGTACGTCCTATACGTACAACGTCAGCACGTCAGCGACGTCCGCCACGCACGGGGCATACATCGCGTCCGGGGCCACGATTGCGGGAAACGACAGCGTGATCCTTGTGGCCGGGGTGTGCCTCGATCCGACCAACCGGTACCTCGTGGCGCATGCCAGCAACGCAGCCGTACACATCACGGCGTACGGGGTGACCGGGCCGTGAGTGTGGTGACGGCGAGTGGGTCCAACATCACCGGCGCAAAGCGTCGCGTGCTGCCGAAGGTCGGTTCCGGCGGATCGGCGAGCGGATTGACCTACGGTGGAGTGTCGTACGACGTATACACGTTCACGTCTACCGGATCGTTGACGCTGTCACAAACGGTGACGTGCCGCGCGCTGATCGTCGGAGGCGGCGGAGGTGGCGGTGCATATGCCGGTGGCGGCGCTGGTGGTGGCGGGTTCATCGACGGGTACGTGACGCTCGTTTCCGGCGTGTCCATGACTGTCACGATTGGTGGTGGTGGCACTGGTGGGCTGTACAACACGGACGCAACCTCCGGTAGTGCCACAACGCTGGGGTCGCTGAGTGCGACTGGCGGGGGGCGTGGTGCCAGGGCGCTTGGTGGCGCAGCCGGGTCCGGTGGTTCAGGGGGCGGCGGAGGAGGGTCCAACGGTGCAGGCGCATGGGTTGCCGGTGGCACCGGGACCGTTGCGGGCAGCGTGTTTCTTGATCGGCTTGGATACGACGGCGGTGCGGGTAACACGGGCGGCGGAGGTGGTGGTGGCGGAGGTGGCGGTGCCAGTGCGGTTGGGACAACGCCGACCGGCGGCGCTGGTGGCAACGGTGGCAATGGCACGTCGTGGTTGCCGAACGCGACGACGTACGCAGGCGGAGGTGGTGGCGGAATTGGCACCAGCGGCGGTGGAACTGCGGGGTCCGGCGGAGGTGGCGCAGGCGCGGTGCTGAACGCATCCGGTGGCGCTGGCGGCGCAAACACCGGCGGTGGCGGTGGCGGAACCTACCATTACACGTCCACGGGTGGGTATGGTGGCGGCGCGGGTGGTTCCGGCATCGTGATCATCCTCGTCCCGAGGGGCATTTGAGATGGCACATTACGCGGAAATCGACGCAACCGGCACCGTCCTGCGCGTCCTTGTGGTCGCTAACGAGGTGACACACGCCACGCCGGATGGGTCGGAGGATGAGGCGCTCGGGGCTACCTTTTTGTCCGACCTGCTCGGCGGGACGTGGGTGCAGACCTCGTACAACGGCAGGCGACGTGGACGGTATGCCGGGATCGGCTACACGTACGACGCGGTGCGGGATGAGTTCGTGCCACCTGGGTGGTCGCTGATCGACGGCGTGTGGACGCCGCCACCCGACCCGGAGCCGGTCCCGTGATCCGCGTCATGATCGGCGCGATCCTCATGTGGATCGTCATCGCGATGATTGGACATTCCATCGAGGCGAGCCGTGGCGACCATCGCTGAGACGTGGGTCAAGGCGGGCGGGTCCCGGACGGGTCTCCACGAACTGATGCTCATCGCCAGACGCCACTGCACGAATGCGCAACGGTTCGCGACGCTGACGATGGCGGTGCAGGGGTGCGGGTGCAGCCTGCACGCGTACGTGCGGTCAGAACCGGGCCTGTACCGGCTGGCGCACGTCGAGCGCAACCGTGACGCGTACGTGTCCGCGGAATGGGACCTGTGGTCCAAGGAGGACGAACGTGTTTCCGCAGATTGACGCCACCGAGCACAATCCGACGATGGGTGGATGGGGGTATCTCGACGACAACGGTGCGGGGTGCTTCCATCCAGGCATCGATTTCAACAGCGGCGGGGGCGGGAATGCCGACTGCGGTGCGCCCGTGGTCGCGATCACGGCGCAAACGCTCGTGGCGCACGTGATCGACACGACGGGGTTCGGGTTGCATCAATGGTGGCGACTCGATGACGGGCCGTACGCGGGATGCTACGCGCATTACTGCCACCTGAGCGATGCGTTGTTCAGCGACATCGGAACGACGGCGACGCGTGGGCAGGTCATCGGAGCCGTCGGACGGTCCGGCGGATGGGAGTTCTGTCACCTGCATTTCGAGGTGTCCCGCGAGCAACCGCCACACTGGCGCTATTGGCCGAAGGGTCAGGCACGCGAGGCGGTGGCAGCGCAATATTACGACCCGATAGTTGTCGCGCACGCGTACGATGCGTGGGCGGAGACACGCCAGGAGGACGATGTGACACCGGAAATCAAGGCGATTGCTGACGCACTGGCGGAGACCGGCTACCCGGCGAGCGAGGTGCCGGACCTGATCCGCGCCGTGAAGGCGTGGTCCGCGAACAGCGCCAGCCTCGGGGCGTGGATCGAGGAGATCGGCGCGTTGAAGGCGCGGGTGGCCGAATTCGAAGCCGCAGCCACGCCGGCCGAGGCGTCCGCCGATGTTGCCTGAAAAGCCGGTGTGGACGTTCCGCGAAGGCGTGGGCGGCGTGATCGCGATCCTCGTGATCGGTGCGATCTGTTGGAGCGCGCTGTGGGATCAGTCTCAGAGCAGCCAGACCGCGCTCGTGGGCGCTGCGGGCGCTGTAACTGGGTGGTTGTTCCGCGGGTCCGGCCAGACGCCGAGCGGTAACGGCAACGGGTACACCAACGGGTCAGCCGGGTCGGGCGGTGGCGCAAGCACGCCGGGTGCGTGATAGACTACGCGGAACCGGGGAAACCCGGGAGGTGTCGCGACCCTGTTTGGTGCGACGCCACTGCGTTTGGGTCAACCACAATCTCGCAAACGCAAAACCGAATGCCCGTCCCACACGGCAACCCAACCCGTGGGACGGGCATCGGTGTACTTGGAGCCTGTCGATGGTGCAATCTGCGCTGTGGGTCGCATTCAGAGGCGTGCTCGCGTGCGTCAGTACCTTCCGGCGTCGTTGGCGACGGGTGATCGCAGCCACGACGATGGGGATCGCGATCGTCCGCGCGACGATCTGGATCGCGAAGGCGGTTGCCAGCGCGGGGACCGTGGACACCGCGCTGAACCTGATCGGCCTTGGCGAATACGTGAGGCCGTTTGAGCAAGGCGTTGACAATGTCATCGCGACCGTGGTCGCCATCATCCTGACCGTCACGCCGACCGGGTAACCGGCGTGCTCCCCCCGGCGCGTCGGTTGCGCGCGTCCCCCGCCTGGTGCCCGTCGGTGCGAAACACCGGCGGGCACCGCTCGTTTACAAGGTGGCGGTCTCTCCTGCCGCCGGTTCCCCTTCCAGTCCGTTCCAGTCCGGTCGCCCGCCCATTCGCGTCCCTTCCGCGGGTGGGCGGGTTTTTGTTTGTCCGAACGGTTGACGTGGTTATAACCACGTGGTAGGATGACCGCGGAAAGGGGATCAACGTGGACACACCACAGATCACGAGACGCGCGAAACTCGCACCGCGCATGGACCCGACGCGGTACACGCACTCCTACCGCGTCGAGGCGGTACCGCAGTACCGCGGGTTCACCGTCAACAAGGGTCGGCGCGAGGTGCACTACCTCGGGCTGATCCGGTGGGACCAGGAGGATCGCGAGCAGCGCAACACCGAGTGCAGGCAGGTGGCAAGCCTGACCGAGTCGGACGGGGTGTACACGATCAGCGTCGTGGGTCCGCTCACGGTGCGTGATTGGTCAGCCGCGAAACTCGCCAAGGCGCGCGCGTTCAACGGCGAGTGGCGCGACGTGTGGACGGGCGCTGCGGCTGATGGTGTCACGTTGATGGAGGCGGTGACGCGGTTGCGGGCGCTGCGTGACGCGATGCAGGAGGATGCCGACGCGTACAGGAGGGGACTGTGACGATCCAATGGACGGTGCGCCGGTTGGGGCCGCACCCAGCGAACCAGATCGCGCGTGAGCACATGCTCGGGCTTGTTGAGGCTGACGACGTCGAGGCGGCGGAACGTGCCATCCTTGAAGCGCCCGGGGTGACGCTGTATCCGGGGCAGACGCTGTTTTTCCAACGCATCCATGCGAACCGCAAAGCGCCGAGGCGGCTGGAACGTGCGCTGAATGCAAACAGGATGCGCGAACGGCTCGTGGACGGGTACGACGCGTGGATCGTGTCGCAAGGGCAGTCGCGGTTTTGGGCTTTGCACCCGACACAGCGGATGAGCGATTACCA